GCTTCAGTTCTATCAGCCCAATTTTTTATTTCATTAACAATACCAGATTGTGCCTTTTGGGAGTACCTATCTAAGTCTTGTAAAAGAATATTGATATTGGTTATCTTAACTTTGAGTGCCATTTCTATCAGTTGTTTCCATTGCAGAAAATGCCTTTATAGTAATGTATCTTCTTAATGGGTCAACCTTTGGAGCAAGAGCAGTAAAGTAATATCCCCTCCACTCAATCTGGTCACCATTCTGAATTGCTACAGAAGGATTGTAACGGATCAACACTTCAATCAATGTGCTTAAATCCTGCTTCTGAGCAACAACGTCAACACTAGGTGTAATTTCTTTAACACTAGCTCCCTTTGGCTCGTAGTAAATAGAGACAGTATTAATCAACTGACCTGTGACAGGGTCCTGAGTTTGAATTGACCTCTTAAATACTACTTTTTCTCTCATCATGGGAATACGATTCTTTTGTATGGATTTATAAGCAACTTGACCTCACTCACTAAATCAGCCTTCAACTCATTCTCTCTATTTTCGTAGTAATGGTAAGCTTGACGATAGATTGCTTGTATAATTGCATCATTCACCAAACTTGCGTTGCTTTCATACTCAATTTCAATATCTTTTCCACCTTCTTTTAGCAAATCACCAAATAAGTTAAACCCTTCGGTAATCATTGCCTCAATAGGACCAAAAGGTAATTTAAAGTTTTTAGGCAAGTGCAAAGCAATCAAACTAATTGTTCTTATGCCCAAAGATTTCTGCAAATACTGCTCAATGTTTTGTCTAGCAGACTTCAGGAACAACTCAATTAAGTTGTCATCGGTATCAAAATCGATTTTAGCATAATCCTTAAAGTCTTCTATGTCGTAAGGTTCAACATAAAATTCTTCATCTGTAAAAGTCACTTGGAGTCCTGTTGCCCCTTTATATTCATATACCGGCAATATATTGCCAAGCATATCTTCGTTGTATTCATATCCTGCCATGATTCAAAGATAATAAAAAAAGCCTTGGAAAATATCCAAGGCTCTTAGTCTAAACTATTGACTTCTAATTAAGAAGCCAAAGTTACCTTAATGAACGCATTGTCATAGAACACAGGAAGTGCAACTCTCTCCTCAACACGAACCAAGATTACGTTCTTCTCAGCATCATCAGAGTTCTGATCGAAGAATCTAATACGAGGAGCCTGACGAGTCAACAACTGAGCTTGGTTCCAATCACCAACGATACCAGTTCCTTGAGAAAGGTAAGAGTTAGAGAATACAGGGATACCAACAACATTCAATTGTCCAGTCAAAGGATTAACAGTCACAACACCTGGGAAGTTGTATTCTCCAGAACCTGAAGCCTTACCCAACAAGATGTTAACGTAATCCTGGTTACTCAACACAATTCCGGTTGGAGTGTGAAGGTTGTTCTTCAACTGACGAAGAGCAGCATCAATCAAGATTTCAATGCTGATAGTCTTAGAACCATTGTAGTTCTCAGAGTTAGCTGCATCAAGAAGCAAACCTTGGATAAAGGTATCTTCCTTCTTCAACAATTCAGCACGACCTTTGTTCTGCAAGAATGAAGTCATCCAAGCCAAATCTTCGATCATAGATACAGGAACTCCTTTGATAAGACCTGCAATCCACTCAGCATCAGCCTGATAAGTAGTCATCTTAGGCTCAATCTCAGGCTTAGCTACGTTAGCTCCACCAGAACCAGTTCCGTAAGCCCAAGTGTTTGCTCCACCAGTAGTAGCAGTTTCTTTAGGATACTTAACAAACTCACCTGCCATAGTTCCACCAGGAAGTACGTTTCTGTAGTGGAAAGACTCATACTTAACCAAGATTGGATCTCTGAAGTCAGTTACGAAAGGCTCATATCCTGTGAAGTCAGAATAGTTAAAATCCTTCATAGTCATTTCCATGCCCTTACCAGACTTAACATTTTTAATCATGTCAGCGTGGTTAGCCTTCAAAGTCTCATGTAGAGACCATCCGAAGTTCTTACGGTCAACTTTCTGAGAAGCTTTCTCGTTAGCCTGAGCTAAAGCCATATCCATTTCCTTCTGGATGTCAGCGTGTTTCGTCTGCATATCAGCAGACAACTTGTCCATTGCATCTTTAACTTTTGCGTCAAATCCTGCAACGTCTTTTTCTCTCTCGGTGGAGAAGTTTTTCTTTAGAGTAGTTAACTCTTCAGCTAGGAAGTCCTGAACTTCCTTAATTTGCAATTCTGCCATGATTTCTAAATGTAGATTTAAGTGATTCGATAATTAATTTATGGTCTAGATCGGCTTCTTTCTCTTCCAAAGTAGCAGGTGCTGGCTTCAGAATGTCATAAAGTGATTTAAGTCTTTCTTCTAATTTTACTAGTGTTTCATCAGTAGCATCTGAGGTTCTTACAAACTTCTCAAGTCTGTCCAAGTACTCAAATGCATCTGACTCTGATTTTAAGTCGATAAATGTAGTCTCTGGATTAGCTCCTAGAAATTGTACGGCTGATCCTTCAAACATAATTACTTCTTTAATAACATTTGCCTTTCGTCCTTGGTCAAAGTACTGCTTGTCCTTTGGCACAGAGAATCCAAAGCTATGTTGGTTGATAAGCCCTGATTCAACCATCTTCATAAAGTCAACTCCAAGAGCATGAGTGCCAATCTTAGCCTCATATCTCAAGCCCTTCATATCCTCTTCTAGGTTAGTGATAAGAGCTACTGATTTCTTTGAATCATGGTCTAACAAGTACTTAATAAGCTTCTTCCCTTGTGGACCACGCTCCATTATTGTCTTAGTGAATGCACCTTTCTCGATTACATCACCATCCAAATCTCTATTCCCGAACATTGCAAAATAACCTGAAACAACTCCTTGCTTCATGTCTGCATCTTGAAATCCTTGATTGATCCCTTTAGTTAGAAAGTTCATATCGCTCTGTTCTTTAATTTCACCTAATTCTCTAAGTTTACTCCTGCTCCACGTTAGTGCAGACTTTCCTCCCCATGCATCGTACATCAAAAGACCACATCCATCTTCGTAGGAAGTAGAAGAATCTAAGTCTACTTCGTGCCTACTAAGATATGAATACATCCTTTTTATTGTATCTACGCTAATAGCTTCTCCATTAGCAAGTTGGTTAGCTCTCTGCTTTCCAACATCTGTACCACAAGGACCCCATCCATTCTCCTCCACAAATTTAAGAACTCTCTTGGCATTGTTTCTAACAGATTCAGGATAGTCTGAATAGCTGTCAGCATTTTTCTCGCCTATATAGATTGCACTTTCCATTTATACACAAAGATTGAAAAAATCTAACAAACTTACAACTTCATAAAAGATGTGCTATATGTTTCCTAGTATCCTCTCCATGCTCAAATCGGTAGTAGTGAAACAGATATATCCCCTGAGCAATACCAATTCTTAATCTTTGTTGCAATACCTTCTTGCAAAAATGGTAGTCAAAGAAATGTCCTTGTATCTGAATTCCTCCTTCAGGAAATCCACCAACAGCTTTCCAGGTACTTATGGGAAACAACATAAACAAGCCTCCAATTATCTGATGCATAACAGTAACATCATTGCCATGCTTGTTGTACAAATCCACAGCAATCTTCCTGTGATTTAAGATATCAGAATCATTGCTCTTCCTTCCTCCAACTAACTGATAATGCAAGCCAAGCCTATTGGTCATGCATCCTACTAAATCAAATTCTCCTGCCCTAGCTATCTCCTCACATTGCTTATAAATCTTTTCGTGATACATCGGTAGTGTATCAATGTCCCTAAGACAAACCCAATCGTTCTCCGGTAACCCTTTGACTATTTCGTTTATAGCCCTTCCAATGTTCTTATCTGATCTACCAGGTGTAATGTGATGCACATTAACATTCCTTTTATCCTCTATAAGTTTATGGTGTGCCTTGACCTTTATGTACCTACTTTGTAATGACTGATGCTTGATATTTTCCATCCTTGACTGCGTAGACCACATAGCAAACGGGAGTGCCAATTCATCCACAGAAGTATGCTCTTGTATAATCTCCCAAACCTTTTCCATCAAGTTGTTCTGCACATCATTTCGGTTTGACCTCACAAAGAAGTTATTGTGGTACAATCCAGCCTTATCGGTGAACCTTAACTCCATGTAATACCTTATCTGCCTCTTAACCATGTCTACATCAATAGACCTAAGCATTGCCTCTTCATAAACACAATTCCTTTGCTTATGCGTAAACCAAATAGGCTGACTTGGTGGCTCAGATACCAAAGTTACATTTCCATCAATGTAGCAGACTAAATCGTATTCCTTTAGATACACATGAGATAAGAACTTATACCTCCTGGACTCCTTCTGTAAGTCTTTTCCACCTTCCACAAGGTATTTAGACCATCCATCAGCAACTAGTAATATATCATCTGTAAATACAACAAAGTCCCACCCCTCAAACTTAGGAGCAGGACTCAGTTTATCATATTCTCCTAATACAACGGTGTATATTACCTTTTTATTTGTCTCCACGTTTGTTCATCATAAAAATTCAAGTTTTTTTCCGTACTACCAAACCCAAAAATACATTCCTCCTTGGTTGCAATTATCGCAGGGAATCTTTCGGTCAAATACTTATTTAAGTCTAATTTTTTTAGCCTAGCCTTAACTTTATCCGTATCCATCCAATAAAACGAACCGCTGTAGTGGAACTTTTCAGGTACATAAGGAGGGCAAGGCAAAAGCTTAGCAAAAACACCTGCAAATATCTTATCGCCAAGTTCAGGTACATTCTCTAAATTCTTTCTATACAAGTTATTAATCCACATATCTAAACCTCGCCACACAGGTCGTGAAACACCCTTGCAATGACCATAAAACGTCATGCCTCCATCTATTTCTACCAATGAATCTAAGAAGTGAACTGCTTCTCCAGTTTCCTGATTATTCTGCACAACTTGATACTCACAGTCATTAGGCAGCATCTTTACAATCGGATCAATAGAATAATTGCTATCTATGGCAATCTTTACAATGCGTTTTCCATTGAATACTTTCCAATACATTGACAATAGCTTTAAGTTCAACACATGATAGTGATGTAACCTGCCATTGTAGTAAATAAAGTAGATTAAATTTTTCCTAGAGTCAGAGACCATGACGTTGGAGTTTGTGGCTTCTCTACGACTGCATAGCCTAGACCTTTCCAAAACTCAATCCACTCTGGCTCCTGCTTAATGTTAATGTGACCCCATTGTGCATCATTAACAGTACTTTCAGGTGTAGAGCTAAACAATATAAATCTAGGCTCAATAATTTCAATCGCATTCTTAATCTCCTGGTCAGTCATATGCTCCGCAACCTCAATAAACAACATTAACTCAGCTGCCTTTGGTTTAGCAATAACCTTCAAGTCTGGATAATTCTCCTTGCAGTAATCTCTGTGACTCTTAAACACATCCTGAGCCATAATATCATAGCCATCCATACGCAACACCTCAGAGTAAACCCCTGTGCCACATCCGTAGTCAATAACATTAGAGAAGTTCCTTCTTGAAACTCAAAGGTGTAGTCCTTAGCCTTACACCAACAAGTAAACTCATCACTTAAACTCTGGGCTTTTACTGTTATCACCCCATTCACCGGATCAAAGTTCTTGTTCAATATCTTCGTCTTCATCTTCTGTATCTTGCGTGTCTAGTTCTTCTGTTTCTAAGCTCATACCTCGCATATCACTCAACGGCATATAGTTCGAAGGAACTAACACCTGAGTCTCATCTACCAAAGTACCATATCCTAATGCTTCTCTAATCTCATCCTGACTGAATACCATCGCTTGGCGCATCCAATGAATCAACTCCTTCTTGTCAGCCTCCAATTCAGGATAAACGTCAGTATCTGACATCACAACCAAGGTATTATCTCCATACCATTGACGTGCCATCTTAGTCCACACATCATCCATCTTTCTCAACAATGGCAACACGCAGTTAGTAATCACTCTAGTATCACCTGCCTCACTATTCGCCAATGTTCCCTGCGGACTTAACAACTGAGAAGGATATCCGTAGATATTCGCAACCTGTCGTTCCAAATCCAAGTTAAAGTCCAAGATACCCATGTCCACAAGTACTTAAAATGTGCTATCTGATTATTTGGAATTACATTATCAAAATTATACGTTATTGCATATCCTGCTAATGGCTGAGTACGCTCTCCTGACATCACAGGCTTCACAGTCGGACTCGGTACACTCCACAACTCCACAGGCTGCGTAGCTCTAAGACCAATACCAGGCACAGAAGCATACACAATCGCATTTCCTGTAATCAACAAGTATCCTGCAACCTCTTCTCTCAACTGTCTTCCCGTACTAGTCGGATTCGGCATATCCATCAACGCTAAGAACGGATGCTGCTCAATAGACTCAAATGCCTTGACCCTCAACTTAGCCAATTCAGTAGCATTCTCCTTACTCTTTACATACTTCTTCTTAGCAAAGTATTTCTCTGCAAATCGCTTATCCTTAACCCGATACAACATCGGAGTAGCATCAGCACTCTTTTCAACTATCTTAGATACAACAGATTGTACAACGGGAATAGTCTTGTAAGCCTTATCAATATATATGCTGTCCTTTGCATCATATGGCATCCATACCCCCTTGATATACTGCCATTGCAGGGCCTGCGGTAAGCCTAGCTCTTTAGTTCTGAATGCCTTGAAAAGATTCATCTATTTTTTTTTATTTGTAAAAGTACAAATTTTACCTAAATAATTTTCCCCTTATCAACACAAACCCATCAGCCTTCTTTTTTACCATCAACTCAGTCAATCCCCACACCAAGGCATCAACCCTATCCGGTGACTTTCCCCTCTCCGGATCAAACGATATCATCTGATTCTCCAACGCAGGGAAGCTACCAACGTGGAACACCTTCCCCTGCTCATACAACGAATACACAGGCTCAGCTCTCACATACTTCCCCTTCGTAGCCGACACCAACTTCACCCTCGTTCCAATCCCCTGACTCTTCAATACCGCCTCAACCATGTCACCACCCTGGTTCTTCTCCGCCACAATACAATCCGCAGCCCACCTGAACGCAGCATCATTCGCAATCTTACTCCAATGATTCGGTGAGTACTTCCCACTCAAGTCCTCCAACACATACGCATTCCCTTCCTTGTCCTTACCACATACGATTATACCAGTCTCATCACTATCCATGTTCGCAGTAATCGCAGGGTCAATCGCAACAACAATCCTATTCATGTTCGGAGCCTCCGACATCCTCGCCTTCATGATTATATCCCTGTTCCACAACAAGCCATCCTTGTCATCCAACCACACTCCCAAGAACAAGTGAGCATATCTGTGCGGATTCTCCAACTTCGCCCTCTCAGCAGCCTGTATAAACGAATCACTCAAGTTCTGCTTGTTATCCACATATGTCGTGTGAATATATGTCGTATCACTCCGCTTCTCCCTCACAAATGCCTTATGTATCCAATGACTCTTGAAACTAGGGTTCATAACCAATATAACCCTGTTCGGCTTGTCCTTCGCCCTGATACTCAAATCAATCTTGTCAAACACATCGTGATCTCCCAATTCCTCAGCCTCATCCAATACCCAGGTAGTCACATTCGCAATCGACTTCAAGTTCGCAGTCGCAGTACCATGATTCGTCTTAATACCCCTGAACAATATCTTCGACCCCGTAGCCTTATTTATAATCTCAGTCTGCGTAATCTCAAAGTCAGCCTCCTTACCCATCACCTCAATCTTATCAATAAACTCTGGAATAATCGAAATAAACGCAGATACCAATGTCCATCTCGTAAACAATATCACATGACCCTTCTCATACGTCAAATTCAACAGAAACAATGCCAATGTCCATGACTTACCACTTCCCCTGCCACCAGTAATCAAATAGTACCTCGTATCAGGATTCTGATAGAATAATGGCTTATATGCCTCAAGTA